ATTTTTCCAACACATTTTTTATTATTGATTGCTACTAATAATGTGAAACTACGAAATACAAAATTATTATCTGTTTTTATTACACAACGCTTACCAATATAACAACGACTATGTGCTGGTTTCAAATGCGACCCAATAGAAGTTTCATCTAAACAAATAATTTTATCAATTGGATATTTGCTAACTTCTTTATAAAAATCATTCGTTTCATTTTCTTTATTTGTAGGTTTCTTGTATCTTTCTTTTGGAAAATGTTGATGTCTTGTTCTTTTTCTGGTTCTATTATTAGCACGAACAACTCTACCTAAATGTTGTCTTGTAATATCAAAATCTTTGTATTTATTTTTCATTTCAAATAATAATTCGTCCATAGTAAGTTGTTCGTTTTTGTCTATCATACCTAACGCAGTTTTAACTTGTTCTTTTTTAACTTTATACGATATTGGTTTTCGGTTGCGACGAGTGAGATTTTTATTGTTTTTGTAATTATGAACCCATACTTTTAGGGTAGTTTTCTTACAATTAAAAATTTTACAAACCTTATCCATACTTTCATTATTATTCAAATAATACTGAACAGCAGAAGTTTTATAATCAATTCCCTTATGTTTCATATTATAAAATTAGAAATAACACTTATATTTTGTGCCGTTTTAAATGTGCGAGGGTGTAAAATACCGACTAAAAATTGTGTTTTTAATAAAAAACGAATTCTCTTTATTAAAAATTTTATAGATTTGAACAATATCTTTATACAACCCTTTTTCGGCAAGAAATGTTACTTGTTTAGGTCCTGTATAATAAAAAATTACGATTAATGTTATTATATTTCCCATTTCTAAAATTTGTCTTATGTCACTTGTTGTAAAGAATGGGTTATATACACCTTCGGTGACAAAGTAATGTTTTTTTGTATTGATTAAAATTTTATATATGTATAAAATTTTATATAAACTAAATAATATGCGAATCCCGCTATACGGAGCATTTTATTAATTACTATAAGCTACCCCAGCCATACCGCTCATAACACGTAGAACGTTGTAATTAACGGCATAGACTCTGACCTTAGCAGTGTTAACTCCAGAGACAGTTCCAGAAGAAAGGACAAGCTGAAGAACAGCGTTATCGATTCTTGAGAAGTTACATGTACCACTTGGTTGATGCTCTTCTGGTCTCAACGCAAACGAGTAAACATTGATACCAGTATCAGGAGCTCTGGTATGATGTTGGAATGGTTGAACGACGTCAAAGTAAGATCCCTCTCTCTCCGAGAATCTATCTTGTCCGTTAAGTTGGAGTTTAGCGGTGACAACAGGGTTCTCTCCCCAACAATGCATATCGAGGGCAGTTTCAGCAAGGACGAAGGTTCCTGCGTCGGAAAGACCAGCAGTGAAACCACTACCAACTGCGGTAGAGACAGCAACGGAGTTAACATCTCCGAAACTATCTCCACTAACGAATGCGGAAGTTTCATCGGCACCGAAGGCGCGGACAGCATTTGGAAGGGCATCGATGGCGTCAGTATAATTGAAAGGTTGAGCACCAAGGGTCTTGTAAAGAGTTTCACCAGAAACCAATGAGTTACAGTAATCAACATTGGCATCACCTTGAACGACCCAAACAAGTTCCTTACAAGGGTGGTTGAAATTCAACTTGATCTTATTGGAGGAAGAACCAACCGACTCGTCACCAGTGAATTGGAGTTGTTCGAAGAGGTATTCATGAGGATTTTGTGCCATCTTTCTACGCTCATCAGTATCGAGGAAAATGTAATCAACATAGAGGGAGGCAGCAACAAGGGATTGTTGGTAAGCAGAAGAAACTTGCTTTCCACCAGTCAAAGCACTTACTGCCCAGAGACACTCACCGATTGGTCTGAGGTCTAAGTTAATCTTGACCTCGTGGTATTGGAGAGCAATAAGAGGAAGAGCAAGTCCAGGGTTACGGCAAAACCAAAACTGAAGAGGGATATAAAGAGTAGTCTCAGGAAGTGCGTTTCTAGGAGCACAGACCTGGGATGGTCCACCAGCAGCAGCACAAGGTCCATTAACACTAGCGAAAGATGGTTCGGTAATGTAAGTGAGTTGAGTGGTGTTTCCTACCATTTTGTTGTATCCTCTCTGTTGTTCGGAAGAAAGAGTCATTTGATTCCAGATGTGCATCCAATCACCGTATTGTCTATCGATTCTTTGACCTCCGATTTCGACCTCAACTTGAGCGACAAGTTGCTCTCCAATACTGTCCAACCATCTGGCATAGACAGAACCAGAATCAGTGTTTTTCATCTGTTGGTTGATCTCAGGGAGAGTGACTTGAAGGTATGTTCTATAGGCAAGATCTCCGTTTCTGGAGATAGTACATGTAACACGTCTACCGAAATCGGCTTGACCAGAGAAAGTTTGTTCAATAGACTCCATTGCGAAATTAGTGTGACGTCTATAAGAGACCTTCCAGAAAGTAATTTCAGGAGTTCCTGTAAGGAAAACATCCTGGGCACCATAAGCGACAAGTTGCATCAAAGCTCCACCCATTTTAGTATATTATAGAAAAAGAAAATAATTTCAGGATTAATTAATTATAATTCGATTAAAATGTTATAAAATATTATAATAAATGCAAATAATTATAGATTATTATAGATTATATTAATCTTTAATAATTTAAAAGGTCCTAAATAACTGGTATTAGACAATTGACTATTATAAATTATATGTTCAATTTCCAATTTGTTATAAGTTTACACAACGCTTGTATGATATCAAAATGATACAAAGCAGTTACAGTATCATATTTTTTTCAATAAACTGTTCTAAATATTCTGGTTGAAAGATCTGTTTTTTTCCTTCATGCTTCTTTGAAAATACAAATGAATCGTTGTGTTTTTTTACACACCATCCATCTTGAATCGCATTATATATAAAATTCATTCTAATTAATAATTTACGTTCCAATTGTATATGTGTAGTATTATTTGAAATATGAGTATCCATTTTTTATATTTATAATACAATATGATTCCATTAAATTATCGCAAATTTACCTTATTTTACAGTAATAATTAATTAACATAATAGTTATTTAGATATTATGTTACCATGTTATAGAAATGAATAACAAAAATGCTCCATTAAAAGTGATGTATACAATTGATATGAAACATTGTTATTTATTGGGTGAATTCAAAAAAGATGAGGAAGAACATATACCCAAGTTATTATCTTTGAAAAAAACATTAATTGAACTAATGCGTAAAACCAATAATAAAAACATAGATGAACGATTAAGATTAAAAGATGAAATCAAAGAAACGGTCGGTCAAATTAAACAACTGAAACAGAAGAAAAAGCAATATTTTTTAGATAATTCAAAACATATTTTCAAATATTTCGAAGACAAACAAACAATTTCAAGTGGTAATGGAAACAAAACTAATAGGAATGTATTAAACACATTCTTCAAAATAAAGGACATATCAGTCAACAATGAGGACAAAGAAATTAAGAGTAACAATATTGCGAAATACTGGAAAAATGTAAATAACGAAATAACAAATATACAAGATTATGTGGTTCCTACCGACTTATGTCATTACTGTTCTAATGGCGAGTTTATACCCCGCGATGAAGAGGGTATTATGATATGCAATAACATAAACTGTGGTAAATTTGTTCATTACGTGTTTGATGGTTCAAAACCTTCCAATAAGGAACCACCAAGTGAACCATCCTATACGGCATATATTAGACTTAATCATTTCAAAGAAATTCTTTCACAATTTCAGGCAAAAGAAACTACGCAAATTCCTGATAAAGTTATCGAGGACATTAGCAAACGTATTAAAAAGGAACGAATTCTGGATATTCGTAAAGAACTGAATTATGATAAAATGCGAGAGATTTTGAGAAAACTCGGTTATAATAAGTATTTCGAACACATTCAGTTCATCAATTCAAAATTTGGAATAATACCGCCTATAATGAACGAACAGTTACACGAAACGCTGTGTTTTCTATTTATTGAAATACAAAAACCATGGGCTGTACATTGTCCGCCTAGTCGTACCAATTTTTTCAATTATACATACACATTGTATCAATTATGCGTACTTCTAGACCAGACGCAATATTTAACATATATACCATTAATGAAAGATAGGGAGAAACAACTTGAACAAGACCAAATTTGGTGCAAAGTGTGTAACGATTTAGACTGGGAATATTACCCGACAGTGTGAACGTTATAAATTCTATATCTAAAATGTATGATAAGACCAACGCATAAATACTAATGTATATTTATATATATATTAAACATGTCTGAGGATGGCTACTCATTATTAATGGCAACAATAAGAAATGATTTAGATGAAGTAATAAGATTATTAAGTTATTACAAAATAGATGTAGATTTTAGTCTTGAAGATAAATTTACAGCACTACATTTTGCAACAGTGAAAGGTAATTTAGCTATTGTGAAACTTTTAATTAAAAATGAGGCTAATGTAAATTCAATAAATAATCAAGGTGATACGGCTTTTACTTTAGCGTCAAAAAATGGTTTTGTGGAAATTGCGAAACTTTTAATTAAAAATGGGGCTGATATAAATTCAATAAATCAAGACGATGAAACGGCGTTTACTTTAGCGTCAAAATATGGTCATGTGAAAATTGTGAAACTTTTAATTGAAAATAGAGCTGAAATAGATGAGACCAACATAGGTCATGCCATTATTGTAGCGGCAGCAACAAATAATTGGACCGAGGTTTATGAATTAACAAAAACAGCATTGGTAGGATTTGAGATTGAATTTGATAATACAATAGGAGAATGTCATAAAAAGTATGAAATGCATACAAATGAAAGAGTAAAAAATCTTTATACTTTCGAAAAATGGGACCCGTCTGACATTTTTGTTAAATTGTCAGACGGGTATTGTTACAGCATTAAAGAAATCCGGAATTTCTATTTATCTTATGTTGAAGAGTCACCTTATAATCGTAAGCCCTATTCTAAAAGGGATAATGAAATAATTGAATTTATTGGAAAATTACTACTTCCAATAGAACCATTCGAACCTGATAGTGAAAAG